AGAGAAGCCTACGCCTGTGCCACACATGAGTATGTACATTGTCTCATCGAATGCACGGGGATGGTCTACAGGCACGTATGAACAGTTGTATCCACCTACGTGGCATCTGTCCAGTGCAGGTCCGGCAGTCATCAATGCTCTCATGCTAGGCATGACATCCTGATTCAACACAGCCTGTTCAAGTTCACCACGTAGTTCATCCGACAGGACATACTTGTGCTTGTTCTTGAGATGCTTCGTCATATAATCAAAGTATCGTTCTACTGTTTCGCCCCATGTCTCACGACGCTGTTCGTCTTCTTTCCATCGGGCGTACCGTGAAAGAGCGATGAAGTTCTGGTAGTCTGTTGGTAAATAGTTACTCATCTCTCACTCCGTTAATGTTTTCATATGTTTGATGTCTGCTCCATCCACGTCGTAGAAGTACTCGCGGATGCCGTCCTCAATCTCTGCACCAACATCTTCATCTGCAGGGATTGGATATTCTTCGGGGTCAATATCAATTGTGATGTAGACTTTAACTCTCATCACTCGCCACCACGTCTTCTATAAGCGTATTGAGATACCACTGTGCTTTCTGTAAGTCTTCAATAGGCTTGCCCTTGTAGTCAAAACGCCACATGTACTTCATAACATTGCCCTGTAGATAGTACTTGAAGTTTGGCCCCAGTGCAGCCTGAATAGCTGCGATACACTCAATGCCTGACTGATTGTAATGTGAAGGACTGTTCACCATGTCAGTCTTTGCGTCTTTCATTTGCTTTGTGTAATACTCATCCATCAGTTTCTCCTCATCTTCAGCTAATCTGTTTCTCATGTACTGCTCATGCCTCATCAGGCATTGCCCCCGGTCTTGCTGTTAAAGTTAAGATGAACTACATTACCGTCATACGTCTTCTCTACGCCCATCTCTTCCTCTAGTTCTACATCAATGTCCATCTCGTTGTCAACAACTTCCATCACATATGTGTGAACTAAATTACGTACAGTCTCATCTTGTTCCATGATAGGCACAGTGGCGCACATCATCTTACAGAAGTGCATTACTTGCCCGTAGCCTTCGTCGTCAAGTGGATTGTCAGGTTGTGAAATAATGGAGATGTCAATCTCCCCTGTCCATTCACCATCTTCCTTTACACTTGGTCTGATACGGATGATGAAGTCTTCATCTTCTAAACTCATGTGTTCTGACATATCTATCTCCTTTTCACTTTGGTTCCACTAAACTTGATAAACTTAGGATGCTTGTTCTTGCCCTTCTCCTTCAGCCAATCCTCTGGTATGATGCGGTCATAGTATCTGAACCCATACTTGATGCACCACTCAGCGTAGGTAGACTTGGCACCCTTACGTAGCTTTCGTCTGCTGTTCTCAAACACAAACCGTATATCTAACTTAGGATGCTGCTTCTTGATTGCAAGATGCTTGCGTCTATCTGCTGCTGTAAACATACCCTTTGTCTCAATGATGATACCGTTATCCAGCACGAAGTCTGGAGTATAGGTGCGGTATGCAAGGTCTTCCCATTCAATCTTGTACTTTTCATACTCGTACTTTATCTTTAGTTCGTCAAGATAGATAGATACCTTGTGTTCCAGACCACTCCTATATCCATACTTCCGTGCGGCACGAAATTGCTTTGCGTTAGGCATTACATTGCCCGTCCCTTGAAGAAGTCCTTGTCCTTATACTCGTCAGCAAGTGACACGTATGAGACAGTCTTAGGTTGCTTGGCTTGTGATGCAACGGCAGGTAGTTCCTGCAGTCCGGGCCAGCATGTGAACTTGTAACGACAGAAGCCACACTCAGTACCCAACACGGTGTTGCCTGTAGGCTTACCACGGAATGTCTCAGGAACTGCCTCAAAGCAACGCTCAAACCTGTTCTCTTCCATAGTATCGGCTGTGTCTTTAATCTTACCAACTTCTGCATCAACGTCAATGCCTGTAGCCGGTACATATTTGAAGTCGCCGTTTGCCTTGTTGACTACCCACCATCCACCAGCACGTTTGCCTGATGCTTTGGCGTAACCAGCAAGCTGTGCTACATACCCGAAAGCATCACCCTGTCTAAGAGTGTCAAAGGATTCAAACTTGTTAGTGTACGACCAATTAGATGCTGACTTAATATCATCAACAGCACCGTCAATAACAATATCATAGGTGCCAGTGATGGATGTATCGTCATCAAGCTGTAGAGTAACCTTTTCATCGTCTTCATACTGTACTCCTGCTTCTTTGAGAAGACCCTTGAAGACTGCCTCTACGATATCTCCAAGCATCATGTTCATTACGAATGTTGTTGGAAAGGGTAACGCTTTCTCCGGTTCGTTCTTCTCAAACCAAAGCTGACAAGTTGGTCTACCCACGTTTGACATACGCAGACCAAACTTATCTCGCTTGTTACCCCCACCAAACTGGCGTTGAAGTGCGTTCATTACATCTTGGCCTACCTGTTTAATGGTATCCTCTGACATTGAGGACTTACCCTTAACAGCGTTCTCCATGTACTGATGCACAGCCAGTTCAGCAGGGTGGTTCATTACGCTACCTCTTCAACTTCGATGTCAACGATGCCGTCAACGATAACCTCATCATCCTCGTCATCATGGGAGTTAGCTTTCTCTGCCCATGCATTGATGATGTACTCGTTGTAGTTGTTGACCCACTGCATGAAGTCACCAAACATGCCCTGCTCTTTGTCTGTAAGGTCAAGGGTCTTGGTTACGTCAAGAGACACGACTGGCAGGTAGAAGACTGCACCAGTAGGAATCTTACGCTCCTCTGTATTCGCAGTAATCATGTGCTGCACAGGCAGTCGCTTCATCTTAGCGAGTTGAGTAAAGGCACCACCCACGTTCTTGAACGCATCACGGTTCTCTACTTCCCAGATGAATGCAGTCTCATCTACGTCCACAGGATTGCCTGATGCGTCTGTGGCATTGACCAGTTCGACAGTGCCAAGCACAACACGAACACGCTTAATCTGCTTGATGAGTTCCTGTGTCTTCTCAGGCAGAGCCTTGAAGTCTTGGATGTAGCCAGCAGGTTTACCACAGTTGAACCCACCATCATTGTCCTTGAGGTCAATGTTCAGGTTGTCAGCCATGACAGTCTTGACATAGCGGTTAGGACTATCGCCCATGCCACGGACAAAACGCTTGTACATAAAGCGTTGCAGATACGGACGAATCTTCACCGACTCTGCGTAGTACGTAGGTCCGTCTGGTACTTCCAGCTTGTACGTACCACCGCTGACCACTTCCATGTTCACGTTCTTGCCATTTACTTCTGCCTCACCCATGACAGGTGAGTGATTGATGCGTAGTCGGGCAAGGGTACTAGCTTGCTTACGCTCACTAGATGTCTCGTTGGCAATGCCCATTGCCTTTGCCATTGCGGCGTAATTGTTAGTGTCAATAGTTGTTAGTTCCATGTGTTTTATACTCCTTCTTTCGAGTTAGAATCCATAGTTATATCACGACACATCGTATGTGTCAAGCCAGTTGGGGCCAATTTTTGCCTCTAGTTCCAGAGGAACATTGAATACCAACCCCCAACGTAAGGTAATCAAGTCAGGCAATACTCTGTTAGTCTCTTCTATTATGTTGATAACTCTCCTTTCTTCGTCTGGATGAATGTCGATGACGATTGAGTCATGCACAGTGTTTACCACACATGATTGCATGCCGTCAAGTAGTTTATCAATGTGCAGCAGGGCCAAAGGCACAATGTCTGCGGTAGCAAACGACTGCACAGGGTAGTTCTTTATCTGTGTGAAGTTGCTGACCCTGCCACGACTGTTGCGTCGTACATCAGGGAAGGCAAACTCACGGCCAGATGGTGTAGTAATCTTGCCCGTGGCTATAGCTTCTTTAGCCAGTCGGGAGTGCCAATCGGCCACGCCTTGGTATTTCTGCGTGAAGTGTGTGTAGTATTCAGCTTCTGCTGGTGTTCTTCCAAAGCCAGTCGCTCCATATAACGGCGCGAATGTATGCGCTTTCGCAGTCTGTCTGTCCGTAGGCTGACCAGCATCGGTAATAACTTCAGCGGTGTATGAGTGTACATCAAATCCAGTAGACACTTCCTCAATTGCAACTCCATCCTGTGATAAGTATGCAGCGGCACGAAACTCAAGCTGTGCAAAGTCAGCTTCCATAATCTTACCGCCGTTAAACCGTGACACAAATACCTTCTTCACGGGGAAGGTGCCACCACGTGGCATGTTCTGCATGTTAGGGTCACGACCACTGAACCTTCCGGTAGCGGTCATGTGCTGTGTAAGACGGACATGCAGCTTGCCGTCTTGCTTGGTGTGCATACGAATGCCATCAACAAAGGATGACAGGTAGGTATCCACAGCAGATAGCCTACGTACCTTGGACAAGAAGTCTACTGCATCGTCCATACCCTTGGCTCGTGCAGCACCCTCAAGTGTCTCAAGGTTCTGCTTGCTTGTGCTGAAGCCGTTAGCACTTGCCCACTTGGCAGAGGGTGGCTTGAACTTCAGTCCAGCCAATTCTTTACCAGCCACAAGATGATAACCAGCCCCACCACATGATGTACATTTATTAGTACGGGCAAATGGTGTTCCATCTTTCTTTACCTTTCTTACTTGGCCGGAGCCATTGCACTCGCGGCACTGTGTTGCTTTGGTCTTGTACAGACGCTCTGTACCACCGGCAATGAGACTGCGGAAGTCAGGCTCAGACATGTATGGGTCAATAGCGTTGCCCCAGTACTGCTTGTCCAATACCTTGCGTCCATACACAACCCATGACAATTGCTCTGGGCTGTTCAGGTTGATAGGTGTGTCACCCATCAGAGTACGAACATGCTTCTGTAGACTGTCAATAAGTTGACGCTTCTCCTGTTCAAACTCTTGACGCACCTCATCTAGCTTGGCGATATCCACACTGAAGCCACGTTGATAGATACGTGAAAGGCACACAGCAACTTCATTAGTCAGGTCAACAGTACCACGCAAGCCGCTGTCTTCCTTACTATTAAGGCGAAGCATTAGCTTGTCAGA